TTCAGAGCAAAAGGGCATACAGGGCGTTATCGGGCAGGACGTTTATTTCGATGGCGATACCCTAAAAGGGAATATCAAAGTATTTTCGGAGGCAATGGCTAATCTTATTGCCAATGGAAAAAAGGAATTGTCCTGCGGATACCGTTGCAGATATGAATACGCACCCGGCACTTATGACGGAATAAAGTATGATTATGTGCAACGGGATATTCGAGGCAATCATCTAGCCCTTGTCGAGAATGGACGCATGGGTCCCGATGTAGCAGTTTTAGACCATTTCACTTTCACAGTAGATAACAAGGAGTTTTTAAACATGGCTGAAGAAAACAAAGAAGTAGGTGGCGAGAAGCCTACTATGACTCTTGAGGAAGTTCACAAGTTCCTCGAAGAAGTTATGCCAAAACTGGCAAAAATTCAAGAATTGACAGGTCAATCGTTTGGTTCAGCAGGTTTAGAAGCCGTTGCTGACGAAGACACAGAAAAACCTGACGGTGACGAAGAAAAGCCGGGCGACATGATGGACGAAGAAGGTCCTGAGTATGGTGTTGGCGGTCAGAAAAAAGAAGAAAAAGAAGGTCAACGTGGTGAAGGTATGGACGCAGCAGCTATTGCTCGTACTGTCGAAGCTAAGTTGGCTAAAAAATCTAAGCTATACGACCAGTTGTCAACTCATATCGGTGCGTTTGACCATGCCGAAATGGACTTGGACAAGATGGCTAAGTATGGCTGCAAAAAGCTTGGCTTGGAAGCCCCTAAAGAGACTCGTGTAGTCGCTTTAGAAGCGTTCCTAAAAGGCAAGGGTGTTCCTAGTCGTGCTGCAATGGATTCCGCAGTTCGTAAGGGCAATTTCGTTCAACGTTTTTTAGAAGGTAAATAATCATGACTGCTGCGACTTTTCAATCCACAGTTAACGTCAATCTGGGATTTGGAGTTCCCGGTGAATTGATTGTTGACGGTCCTCAACGTGTAGATTCTTTGACCCTTGATTCCACTGGTGGAACTATCGGTTTAGCGTTTACAAAATCCAACTCTACTAACATTGCTACTCAAGGTGGCGTGGTAGGTACTGGCATTCTGTTTGCTGGTATTTTGGTTAACCCAAAATCCTACGCTTCTTACGGTGCTGTTGGTGGTGCTCCATTAGATCCAACCTTGTTCCTCGGTCCTAACACTCAGGGCGAGTTCATGACTATGGGTACTATTGTTGTGACTCTCGTAGGTGCTGCGAATATCGGTGATTTGGTTCAATACAACACAACCACTGGCGTTCTCTCCACTGTTGCTCCGGGTAGCTCTGCTACTACTGGCAACGCTTTGATTCCTAACTGCGTTGTATGGAATTACCCAACTAGCGGTACTGGCTTAGCAGCTATCCGTATCACTGATTAATAAGGACTGATATATGAACAAATCTATCGAACGCAGCTCACTTTCCCCTCGCCAAGTTGGTGTGGTGGTAATGTCAGCCGATGACGTATCCGATTACGCTGCACTCGGAGACCTCGGCATTAACTTCGGAGCTCAAAATCTGAAGGCAATGGCTAATTACGCAATGGATACCCAAAGCGATGTAAGCCAACCTTCGATCACGACTCCAGTTCAGTTTTTGCAAAACTGGCTTCCCGGCTTCGTTAAAGTAATCACTGCTGCTCGTAAAATTGACGAGCTCTGCGGTATTACTACAACTGGCTCTTGGGAAGATCAAGAGATCGTTCAAGGTCTCTTGGAGCCAATCGGTAATGCCGTTCCTTACGGTGATTACACAAACGTTCCTTTGGCTTCTTGGAATACCAACTTCGTTCGTAGAACTGTTGTCCGTTTTGAAAAGGGCATCAAAGTAGGTATGTTGGAAGAAGCTCGTGCAGCTCGTATCCGTATCAGCACTTCTGCTGAAAAACGTGCGTCTGCAGCATTGGCTCTTGAAATTCAACGGAACTTAGTTGGTTTCTACGGCTTCAACAACGGTAGCAACTTGACTTACGGTTTCTTGAATGATCCGGGCTTGCCAGCATACGTTACTGTTGCTGCGACTGGTACAGGTGGCTCAACATTGTGGTCTACAAAGACTTTCTTGCAAATCGTTGCTGACATTCGTGTTGCTGCAGCTCAGTTGCAAACTCAGTCTCAAGACACAATCAACCCTGAAGATGCAGAATTGACTTTGGCATTGCCAACCAATTCATACCAATATTTGTCAGTTACTTCTGACTTTGGTATCTCAGTTCGTGACTGGTTAAACAAAACCTATCCAAAACTGCGTGTAATTTCAGCTCCTCAGTTGAACTTGGCTAACGGTGGCGCAAACGTGTTCTACCTCTATGCTGAGCACGTTGAAGATGGCGCAAGCGATGACAGCCGTACATGGGTTCAAGTAGTCCCAGCTAAATTCCAAGCTCTAGGCGTGGAAAAAATGGCTAAGGCTTACGAAGAAGACTATGCCAACGCAACTGCTGGCGTATTGTTGAAGCGTCCTTACGCTGTTGTTCGTTACTCAGGCATTTAATAGATAGGGCGGTCTTATGGACTGCCCAATCTAGCTGATGTAAGATAGGATGGACGGGAGAAATCCCGTCTTTCTAAACATCAAAAAGGATAACGAAAATGGCTAAAAATTATGTGTTTTCAACACTAGCTAATGACCAAAACTATACAAATTGGATTGCTGGCGGTGCTGACGTTCCTATTAAGGGACATTCTGTTCTCATCAAGGGTGGGACAGGCGTAGCAAATGACCGATTGATTACCCCTTTGGGCGTATCAACAGAAGTTACTGATTATGACCTTGAGGAGCTTCAAAAGAATCCTTCCTTCAAGGCTCATGAAAAAGAGGGTTTTGTAACCGTAAAAGCCAAAAAAGTAGAGGCTGAAAAAGTGGCTGCGGACATGAACCTAAAAGATGAATCTGCTCCTTTAACTGACGCAGATTATCAAAAAGAAGACGCACCAAAAGTCGGAAATAACTAAAAATGACATCCATTACACCAACCTATGACGATGAGGCGTTTCGGAACCAGTTTCCTCAATTTGAGAATACGACACTGTTTCCACCTGCCCAGCTCGAAAGTTGGTGGACTATGGGTACAGCCTATATCAACATCGACAATAACTACCCTTGGAATTTCAAGTCCAAGCAGCTTCAGTTAGCAATCGATTTGATGGCTGCTCACTTGGCAGCGTCTTTTAGTCTTATCAATAGCGGGGTTCCCGTTGTTGTCGTTCAAGGCTCTGCAGAAGGATCTGTCAACGTTTCTTTAGTGCCTCCTCCAGCTAAAACTGCTTTCGGCTGGTGGCTGGCAACTACTCCTTACGGCAACCAGTTAAGGGCTCTATTGAGAGTGGTCGCTAACGTAGGTTTATACATTGGTGGCAGTCCTGAAAATCAAGGATTTCGTAGGGCTGGCGGGTTATTTGGATGAAACAACTCAACCTCGACAAGATCAAGATTGCGCTAGAGCGTGTTCCTGAAGAATTCGAGGGCATGGTAGCCCAAATTGGATTCCCTTCGGGGATCAACTACGAAGACGGCACTTCCGTTGCTTATGTAGCAGCAATACAAGAATTTGGAGCTCCGGCAGTTGGAATTCCTGCTCGTCCTTTTATTCAACCAACTGTCAAAGAAAAAAAAGACACTTGGACCAAAACTATTGAAAAAAGCATTCCCAAGGTAGTTCTTGGGAAAATGACTGCTTTTGACGTTTTGGATTTGGTGGGAATTCAAGCTGCTGCGGATATTCAAACAAAGATTTCAACTATTTATTCACCTCCTAATGCGCCAGCAACAATCAGGAGAAAAGGTTCATCCAAGCCATTGATTGATACTGGGCTTATGCTTGCATCGGTTCAAAATGCGGTCAATAAAACTGGGTCAGAATTTACTGGGAAAGGCTCGTAATGTTTAATGTTAGAGCTCTTGCCAACAAGAATATTCAGATCACAAACAAAAACCAACAAATCAACTGGATACAGTCAAACGGTTATGTGACCGATGACGCAGGGAAACGCACCCCTAAGACCATAACTTTGACAGTTGATGCTCAGGTACAAGCTTTAAGTGCAACCGATTTAAAGCATATTGACGGGCTTAATATTACGGGTGTAATGCGGTCCGTTTATATGTATGGCAATGCTGCTGGCGTAATCAGGGCAGATCAGCTCGGAGGCGATATTTTGGTTTTCCCTGAAGTGCCGGGTGGCTGCAATCGTAACTGGCTTATTACTCAAGTCATGGAAACATGGTCCGATTGGTCTCATGTAATTGTTACCCTTCAGGACGATTAATCATGTCAGCAATTTTAGATATTAATGACCAAGACGTATTTCGAGCGTTAGTGGTCTTTTTTAACTCTTTTTTACCTGCGGGTACTGAAGTGGTTCAAGCTCAAGATAATAGAGTCCCAATGCCTAAAACTGGCTTTGTGACCATGAACAATACGGGAATGAATCGTCTATCATTTAACGTTGATAGTTATGATTCGCTTTCACAGGGAAAGTTTATCCTTACCCCAACCCAATATTCAATGCAGCTAGATTTTTATGGTCCAAATTCACAGACTTGGGCTATGCAAACTATGGCATTGTTTCGAGATGAGTATGCAACGGAGATTTTCCCGCCAAATATTCAGCCGTTGTATGCGGACGATCCAGTCCAAATTCCGCTTATTGATGGGGAAGCCCAATATGAGCAACGCTGGAAATTGGTAGCGAGTTTACAATACAACCCAATCCTTTCAACGACACAGCAATCCATGATTGCAGTAGATATTGAACTTGCTCCAATCGATCAGACATTTAACCCCTAGGAGAATTTATGAGTACCATTCCTTTTTCGCAAGTAGTCCAAGTCGTACCGTCAGTTTTATCGGCTAATGGTGTAGCAGTTGACCTAAACGGTCTCGTGCTTACTCAAAATGCTGCTGCTCCTTACGGTTCAATCCTTACATTCGCAAACGCTGCTGGCGTTCAGTCTTATTTCGGTGCGAACTCCACAGAAGCTGCGATTGCAAACATTTATTTCAATGGATATGACGGTGGCACTCAGCTTCCCGGAACTCTGTTGATGACTCGTTATCCTGAGACAGCTATTGCTGGCTGGTTAACAGGTGGATCTTTGGCAAATATGACCCTTGGTCAGTTGCAAGCTTTGACTGGTACTTTGTCGATTACTGTTGCTGGCGTTGTTAAAACCTCCGGCACAATCAATTTGACTAGCGCAACCAGCTTTAGCAATGCTGCCACAATCATTCAAGCTGCCTTTACAACTCCCGGTTTCACAGTAACTTATAGCTCACAAAGCTCGTCTTTCGTATTTACAACAAATACGACTGGCGCAACTCAAACTATGAGCTATGCAGCTACTGGCACGTTGGCAACTGCATTGATGCTGACTCAAGCAACTGGCGCAATTTTGTCTCAAGGTGCTGACGCAGCAACTCCTGCCTCATTCATGGCTGGTATTTTGACTCAGAATCAAAACTGGGCAACATTCATGACTGCTTGGGAAGCTCAACTGTCTGAAAAAGAAGCTTTTGCACAATGGAGCAATTCTGCTGCACCACGTTGGTTATATGTTTGCCAAGACTCCGATCCTAATGTTTTGATTGCTTCTAGCACCACTACATTCGGTGATTATTTGCAAGTTAACCAACTGATCGGTAGTTGCCCTATTTTTGGTGATTACACTCATGCAGCGTTTGTTTGTGGATTTGCAGCCTCATTGAACTTTAATCGTCTCAATGGACGTGCAACTCTTGACTTCAAATCACAATCAGGTCTTGTCCCTTCAGTAACAACTTCAACTCAATACGCTGCGGTTCTTGCTAACGGATACAACGCTTACGGTGCTTGGGGTTCAAACAATCCAGCTAACAACGCTAACTGGTTCTTCCCCGGATCTGTTTCAGGCAAGTGGTTATG